AAAACAACTAATAGCTACATATTAGAACTTACTGGAACTCCTTGGAACTCAGACGATGCGCAAAATCTGCGTATGGGTGGCGCAAAATCTGCGCATGGGGATACGCAAAATCTGCGTATGAATAACCTTGTAATAAATAACCTTGGAAATAAACCTAATAATATAGATGAATTATTTGATGAATTTTGGAGTTACTATCCAAGAAAGTTAAATAAGATGGCAGCTAAACAATCTTTTATCACAGCATTAAGTAAAGCTGAGGCTGATGTTATCTTAGATGGTATTAAAGCCTACGCAGATAGTATTAAAGATTTTTGTAATCAGGATATGAAGTTTGTTCCACATGCTAGAACTTGGTTAAGACAAGAACGGTGGACAAATGAAATAGAATTAGCGACAGTTAATATTCAAGACAAAGTTTTGCAGGAGATGATGAATGAGAAATGAAGAATTAAAAGAAATGTTTCTATCAATGATAGGACGTTTAAATGCGCCTAGAGCAATTACAAACAACAGTGAGGGTATGAAAAGAGAAGCCGAAATACTTACAAATGTTATTATCAAGAACGCTCCCACAAGAGGATATAAAGATTGGTTTAATGATTTCGAAGAGGCACTGCTAGGAAATTTAGAAACTAGAACATGGCCTACAATCAAAGAAATGCACAGGGCAGCAAAACAAATATCAACAAGGCGTCCTGAGTTTCGTGATTTAACAGGCGATAACAAATATACTCCTGATCCATTTAAAATAAACGCAGGAAGAATTAAACGTGGCGAACCAGTAGATGAGCATTATATAAACGGAACTGAAGCGCAGAAGCTTCTGAACAAGGGGTTAGTTACTGAGGCAGACATACAGCCTTACAAAGAAGCGTTGACAGCTATTAATAATTATTAAAAGATGATACAATGTCACTCAGGGCGTGTTATAAACCTCCCTGAGATACGCCTTAACTGCCCTTCGAAGCGTTTCCTTTTTTCCATAAAACTTCGGGGGGCTTTTTTTTGTAATCTTTTTAGGTTATATTATATGAAGTATAGACGCACCCTGTAAGGACGGACATATGAGTACAAAAGAAGAACAAATATCTAAAGTAGAAGGATCTGGTAGAAAAAAAGGAACAGGTAATAAAGTTCCAAGACTACTGAAAGATGCTATATTAGAAGCAGCAGATAGAGCAGGACAGAATATTGTCTTAGCAAGATACGATGATCCTGATAAAGCTGATCCTAGATTTGTAGAAGAAGCCAAGAAAGAAGGTATGGTTTCTTACTTAGAACATCAGGCTATAGAAAATCCACAATCATTTATGTCTCTTATGGGTAAAGTATTACCTATGCAGGTCAAAGCAGAAGTTGATGGTGGCTTAGAGCATGTGGTTAAATTAAAATGGAAGATGTAATAGAGATTGATTACAAGCCGCGCAAACAAGCAAAAAACTTTCACAACAGGACGGAACGGTTTGCTATTATTGTTGCGCACAGAAGGTTTGGTAAAACAGTAGCGGCAATAAATGATTTAATTAGGTCATGTTTTTCAGTGGAGAAAGAAAGTGTAAGAGTAGCGTACATTGCTCCATATCTTTCACAAGCAAAAGCTGTAGCTTGGGATTATGCACTAGAGTACACTCAAGACATTCCTAATAGAAAAATTAACAACAGCGAATTAAGGATAGACTTTAGTAATGGAAGCAGATTTCGCGTCTATGGCGCAGATAATTATAATGCTATGCGCGGTTTATATTTTGATAGCATAGTTTGTGATGAGATGGCAGACTTTCCTGCTTCAGCTTGGCCTACAGTGTTGCGGCCTGCAATATCAGACAGACATGGAAGTTGCACATTTATTAGTACGCCCAAAGGTAAAAACGAATTTTGGGAATTGTGGCATGATGCGCAAGACAATCCTAATTGGTTTACCGCAATGCACAAAGCTTCTGAAACCAACATATTAGACAAAGAAGAATTAAAAGAAGCTAAACGCACAATGGGTGAAGATCGTTATGAACAAGAATTTGAGTGTTCGTTCGAAGCAGCAATACAGGGCGCTTATTACGCAGTAGAAATGAAAAACGCCACCAATGAGGATAGGGTTACTAATGTTCCTTATGATCCTGCAATGTCAGTAATTACTGCTTGGGATTTGGGAATAGGTGACAGCACATCTATTTGGTTTTGTCAGTTTTTAGGCGGTGGTGAAGTCAGAGTTATTGATTATTATGAAAATAGTGGCGTAGGTTTAGATCATTATGCAAAGGTTTTGCTGAGTAAAGAATACCATTACGAACAACACATTCTACCGCATGATGTACAGGTAAAAGAACTTGGCACAGGCAAAAGTAGGTTAGAAGTGTTAGATGCTCTTGGCATACGAAACATAGAGATAGCGCCAAAGCTTTCAATAGAAGATGGCATACAAGCAGCAAGAACAATGATAGCTAGATGCTATTTTGATGAAACTAAATGCAATCGTGGCATTGAGGCATTACGTCAATATCGTAGAGATTTTGATGAAAAAAACAAAACATGGCGTGGCAGACCGTTGCATGATTGGACTTCACATGGTGCTGACGCTTGGCGATATATGGCTGTAGGTTATCGTCCGTTACAAAGTTGGGGTGAACCTATAAGAAGGAATTTGCGTGGCATTGCATAATGTGTTAGTCTCAAATTAATTTTAGGAGATGCGCATGGCAAAACGTGGATTATATTCTAATATTCAAGCAAAACGTAAGCGCATAAAGGCGCAGAAAAAAGCAGGGAAAACGCCAGAGAGAATGAGAGCAAAAGGCGCAAAGGGTGCGCCAACAGAAAAAGCTTTTAGAGACAGCAAAAAAACAGCTAAAAAACCAAAAAGGAAAAAGTAATGCACAAATACGGTAAGAAAAAAGGCGGTAAAAAGAAGTAAATGGCTTATACTTTTAAGGGTGGCAAACTGACAAAAGTAAAAGAAAAAGAACGTCAAGCTGCATACAGCCCATCTAGTTCACAATCTGAGGCTGTTCGTTCTGCTGGTGGGGGCAAAGGTTCTGGTAAAAATATGGAATTTTCAGATAGCGGCCCAAGCGATGATCAACGTAAAAGAATATTGGCAAGTCAAAATGATAAAAGTTTTGGCTATTTTGATATGAATACAGGGAACTATGTTCCTGCTCACATTGATGCGATAGATGGTGGCGGCGTGAACACATCAGGAGATACATTTAAGGGCGCAGGATTGTATAGCGGCTTGTTAAATTTAGCAGGCGTAGCACCATATGGTTACAACAGGCCAAGAACTTATGCACAGGCAGGTATGGAAAACAGACCGTCAGGCGTGAGTGCTATGGTTGCTAATAACAACGTAAGTAATACCCCTCAACAAAACGTAGTAGTAAATGAATTGCCACCTTTAGATCCAAGTGATGCTGACAGGGCAAAATTTGACAGGACTAGATCGTTTCCAAATGTAAACAGCCCTTTATCTTCAGAACCGTTAAATAATCAACAGATAAAAGACATGGTTAATCCATTTATAGAAGGTTTGTTGCAGCAAGAACTAAGGCCAGAAATGGTAGATCCTATGCAAATGATAGCAATGTTGCGTGATCAGGAGATGCGCCGCAGAAATCAACCACCAACTTTATTAAGCTAATATGGCTAAGAAGAAAGATAGTCGTTTAGAACGTGCAGGAGTTAGCGGCTACAACAAGCCAAAGCGAACACCTAATCACAAAACTAAATCACATGTCGTTGTTGCTAAAGAAGGTGACAAAGTAAAAACTATTAGGTTCGGTCAACAGGGCAAGACAGGCGATAAAAAGATGACTAAACGTGCTAAATCCTTTAAAGCAAGGCATGCAAAGAATATTTCCAAGGGTAAAATGTCTGCAGCATTTTGGGCGAATAAAGTAAAATGGTAATGGGTTTGTTAAATCGTTTAAAGGCTCCTGTAAAAAATCGCGGAGATGAGATTTTAGGTTTGCTTAACGCAGGTAAAGCTGATCAGGTTACAGATCAAATGCTTGATATGGGTGATGATGTAGCCAATACGCAGTTAAATATGTATTTATCACAAAACTATGATTTGCCTATGGATGCTGCAAGTAGAAGTGAAAGAGCAGAAGCAATGGGCTTTACTCCTGCCTATCATGGCACGATAGACGATATTAAAGCAGTCGATCCTTCTAAGTTAGGGAAGAGACAAAATCTTTACGGTCAAGGTTTTTACACAACGACAAACCCTAATAGAGCAAGACGGTATGCTCAAAGCAGAACTGAAGATGATATTGTTGAAGGTTCAAACATTTTGCCTGTATCTGTTAGATCAGATAATCCCTTTGATGCTTCCAAGCGAACTGGAAAAGAAAACGCTAAAAAGATAGGGCAAGCTTTTGAAGGTGAAGGATCAGAATTTAATGTCGCAATAATTAGTGATGGTGATCAAGTTATTATAGAGCATAAGAAAAATCCAAAAATACATGTATATATTGACAGCTATCAAGATGGCATAGTTACACTTGCAAAGCTTAGAGAAACTTTTGGTAACGATAATATGACAGAAATATTAGAGGGCGCAGGATTTACAGGCGCTAAAGTTCCAGAAGCATCAGGCAAAATGACAGAAATAAGTTACAATCCAGAAGATGTTAGATCACGTTTTGCACGTTTTGATCCCAGATTGTCTAATCTTAGAAACCTTACAGCGTCAGGCGCAGGCGGTTTATTAACCATACCATTTATGGAGGAAGATAATCGTGGCAACTGAAAATAGAAATATTTTTGGCGCGTTAGAGGATTATTTCACTAGGCAGCTAGATAGACGCTTTAACAAAGACAATAGGTTTGGTGATGTCGTAGAAGATTACGGTAACGAAATGCTTGATTTGTCTAAAACATTTGCAGGCAATGCAGGTGAAATTAGTTTCAGTGGTTTTCGTGAAAAAGCGCCAGATATGTTTCGTCCTTACATACAAGCACCTGCTTATTTGTCAGATATGGCGGCTGCAGGATTGTTTGGTATTCTTGGCGCAGGAGAAAAAGGTATTGCTGCGTTAGCAGAAGGAATAGCAGGCGGTACTGAAAGCGAAGATAGATTGACTAGGGATATTCTGGGCGCGGCTGAAGTAGCAGGTGTTAATCCTCAAGGCAGAATGGCAGGAATTTTAGCACCGTATGCTCAATCATATATAAAAGCTAGATTACCAGATTATCAGTATGCAGGTAGATCATTGTTAGGTAGTGGTACGCTAGATGAAAGAATGGAAGGTGTTAGAGAAGCTTTTACAGAAACAGATATGCTTCCAAAGGCGTTAAGTGCTGATGTGCCAATCAAGTATGAAGGTGTCGATGTTCCAAGACAATTCTACAGTAGAAAAGGCGGCTTATCACCTGTCGCATCAGAAACAGATACAGGTTATTATTTGCAGGATGGAACATTTATACCTTATAGGCAGGCTGTCGAAAAGTATAGTCCATCTGTCAGGGCTGCAGAAAAATTACCTCAGAAAAAGGGTAAATATGAAGATTTAAGAAAATGGATGGTTGATCCAAATAAAGGCGGTGCTAACTTAGACGAACTTCAGTGGACAGGCGCAGATGAATTTTTCGCAGGAAAAACAGTCACAAAAGATGAAATAAGGTCTTACTTAGACGAAAGAACGCCTATAATTGAAACAACATTTAAAGAAGCGGATGGCACAATAGGAACATCTTTTCCTTCGTCTGATGAAATGTTAGAAGAATATCTTGAATTTGCTCTACCAGATGAAGTGCAGTATTATAAGGATGAAGTTATACCAGAAATGGTAGCAGACGGTGACAACGTGCTTACTGCAGATGATCTTAATAATGCGATGTTAGCGTGGCAAGAAAGCAATTATAGTGATTCCATAAACCTTAGTGAACAACTTGGAACGCTGCGCAGACAGGAAGGAAGTGAGGCTCCTCTATATCCTGTTAGGGGTAAAGACTTAGCGGATATGGCCTCTGATATGGGTTATGATAGCACTACTGATATGCACAACGATTACTTCAAAGGTATGACTTACTTGAGGTTTGATGGGAACAATATGAAATGGGAAAAATATGCAGACGGTGACGAACTTGCAGAAACATTAGGTTTTGATGCTGAAGAAATGGCAAAAGACAGCTTGATGGAAATGGCTGAAAGTGAAGGTTTGTATAGTGATCCTGCATATTTTTATGAAACAATCCTTGGCAAAAGTGACGATTATTACGGTTCTGGTTTTAATGAGGGTGACACAGAGTATTCTGAATACTTCCCTGCAGGCGGCAGACAATACTCAGAAAAAGTCTATTCTCTTAGCCCAGAAAGTCCTATTTACGAATACACACAAGGATCAGGCAAATCTCCCACAGTAGACATGGAAAGCGCAGGTCACTTTTCGGGGGACGCTGATAACATTACCGCTCATGCGCGAACAGCTTCATATGACAGGGCAGGATATACAGATAGCGTTTATCTTTTTGGTGAGGGTCAGTCAGATGTCGGGCAAGATATTCGTAAGCAAAAGAAAACAATATCACAGCGATTAAAAAATCTTTATGAGGGGTATCCAACTCAATATCCAGAGGAAGATATACCACGCGAAGCTAGGCTTATCCAAAACGATTTGCGTATTCGAAGTGTTGACCAGATGTCGGCGCTAAATAAAGTTGAAGAAAAAAGCCAACAGTATAATGATGATTACAACATTAATTTACAAAAACAATATAATGAATTTAAAGAACAGTTCAAAAGAAGTGGTGACATCAGGGCAAACGCAGCTAGAGAAATAATGAACGGCGCTCCACCAGAGGCTTTTGATGATGTTCTTAAAAATGCCAACAAAATAGATACAAGAGTAAATGAAGAAAAAATAGAAGCAGAGTTTCGAAGGCTGTTTAGGGTCAGGGCAGAAGATGTGGTTCGTAGAGAGCCAAAAATCAGCGCAGATGATGTAAAGTTACAGCCTAATAAAGAAAATTGGACAAAACTGCAGGATCAATTATTTGGCTTGTACCAAGCTTATGCGCGTGATGTAACAAACCATGTAGACGGTAATCCTTATGCTCTAAAGCTTAATGATGATAGTTTAGTTGCCCCTGCGGTAAGGTCAGGTGTTATGAATACAAATAATAATTTTTCTAGTGGTGGTGCAGAATTTTACATGAACAAATATATTAAGGAAAATTTAGAAGAACTTAAACCTACTATAAAAAAATATAAACTTAATCCAGATGATGATCAGACTGTTTTAGAAAAAATTGAAACAGCAAACTATCAAGATAACGCATCAAAAGAATATGATACAGTGCAGGCTATAAAACATCGTTTTAAAAAGACATTTTTGAAGAACAGAACTTTTACACCGTTCGATGGCAAAAAAATGACATTCTTTGAGTTCGAAGATATGGCAACTAATTTAAACATGCCATCAATGTCAGAATACAACAAAAACCTATCAAGCGCTAGAATTAAGCTTGATGTAGACAGGGCTGATTTACAACGTACTGATAATTACAAAAAAGCTTTTCCTGATACAGCCGTAGAATATGGGGTAAACGAACCGCCTGATACCGATGTACGTTACAAGAACTTACCGCCATTGACAGAAAAAACAAACAAATGGCTTGACATGACGCTGAAAAACAATCTGTACGATGCTATTCAAAGCGGTGATGAATGGTTTGCCTTACCAAATGCAGAGATGGTTTACAACAAAACAGGCGGTAAAGTAAAAGGTCACGAAGGTTTTTATGAAGGAATTGCGCCTAAAAGGTTAGAAAAAATTATTAAAAAGATAGATAAAAACGCAAAATTAGAAGAATTAACGATTGATACTGAATTAGATCCAAAATTAAGAAACAGAGAACCAGTGCTAGGTGTTCGTCTTAGCCCTGAGTTTATTAAAAACGCTGCGAAAAAAGGCATTCCACAATTAGGTGTCGTAGGGGGTGTTGGATTAATGGATTTTATGGTAAGAGACAATAAAGATGGTAGAAACGATAGTTTGCTTACCTATTAGGAGTGTAGAATGGCACTAACAACATATGATGAACTTAAAGCTTCTATAGCAGATTTTCTCAATCGTAGTGATTTAACGGCTGTAATACCTGATTTTATTAACATGGCTGAAAAAAGAATGAACAGGGAAATTCGTCATTGGCGTATGGAGAACAGGGCCACAGCTTCAGCAAGTGGAAGATTTAGTGTATTGCCAACAGACTTTGTCGAAGCAATTAGATTGCATTTAGAAGTAGATCAGCGCCCTATAGAGCTTGTTAGTTATTATGAAATGCAAAAATTAAGGGAAAATGCAGATGATGCAGGTGGCAAACCCACTTCATATGCAATAACGCAGGGCGAAATAGAGTTGTTTCCAACGCCAGATGCAACATACAGCATTGAATTATATTATTACTCAAAAATACTAACTCTCAGTGCAAGTCAGGCAACAAATGTTATTTTGACAAATTTTCCAGACGCTTATTTATATGGCTCATTAATACACGCCGCACCATATTTACAGGAAGATGCAAGAATGAACTCATGGGCAGCATTGTATCAAAGCGCAATTAATGATATAAATGCAGATAGTGAAAAAGCTAAAAGCGGATCTGGCGGGCGCAGAATTAAGATTAGGAGCTACTAATGGCGACTATTGTAAAACGTGCAACTAAAGGCGCTCCGCTTACGCATGATGAAGTTGACGCTAACTTTGAAAATCTAAATACAGATTTAACAGGTAAGATCGGCGCAACTGGCGGCACAGTAAACGATGATGCTATTGTAAACTTTGGTAATGACACTGATTTACAGATTTATCACAACACAACTGGCAATGATGGTTACATTAAAAATAACACTGGTGAGTTGTATATTCGAGGCGACAATATTACTCTTGGTGCGGTAGACGCGACAAGCCCAACATTTATTACAATGGATGAAAATGGCGCTGTTGAATTATTTTTTAACAATAGTAAAAAGTTAGAGACAACAACAGATGGTGTTACGGTAAACGGTGCATTAACTGTTACTGGTGGATTTACTACAGCAAGTCTTACCGTTTCTGGTGCGCTGAGTGCTGACAGTTTAACAGCTACAAATGCGCTTACATCTGGTTCGGTTGTAACAGGATTAATTACGGCTAGTGGGGCGGTGACAAGCGCAGGGCTTACGTCAACTGGCGATGTATCCGTAACAGGTAATGTAACGGCAAGCGGAGATATTTCTGCCAGCGGTGTTACGGCAACATCTGTTACTTCAACGGGAAATATTAGTGGTTCGGATATATCGGCTACCACAGTGACAACAACAGGCGATATTACGTCTGGAAGTAATGTTATTGCTACTGGAAGTATTACTTCTGATAGCATAGCAGCAAATGGTTCCATCTCTGGTGGGGCTATCAGTTCAACAGGTGCGATAACGTCTAATGGCGGTATTAATTCTGTTGGCAATGTGACTGTAACTGGAGCGTTAAGTGTGACAGATGCAGAAACAACTAGGTCAAACCTCGATGTCGATAGGGCAGGCGAGGCATTGGCATTCAGTATAGCCTTGGGTTAAACGAAAAGGAGAAAATCATGGCTGACGCAGCGAAAGCTACAATGGAAGTTACAGTCCTTCCAGATGAGATTGCAAAAACATTCTCAGCGACAATGACTGTTACACCTGAAGATGCAAACGACAAATGGTATTACAAGCTATCTTCGGTAAACAACACAAGTTCAGACCTTATTGCAGGGTCTTTTGTGGATTATACCGCAGTAGACAGTTCTACAGCGCCTACGGCTGTAGCAGGCACAGATAAAGTTAAGTTTCTATATATAAAAAATGTAGATGGAAACGGTGGCTCTATTTATGTTTGTTTTGACGCAGGAACGGCAACATCAACTCTTGGTGACGCTGTTACAATAGGTCCAAACGAGGCTTTTGCGGCACGTTTACCGAATACAACGGTTGCAGATGTTCACGCTATTTCATCAGCTTCAACTGTTGAGTGTGTTGTTTGCGCTTTGCTTGACGATATCTAGTAAGAGGTAAGCACATATGGCTAATACGTTTAAAAACTACACAGCGGCTTCAGTCGGTCAGTCTGAAGAAACTGTATATCAAGTGCCACAAGGCACAACGGCAGTGGTTATTGGATGTAATTTAGCCAATGTGCATACCGCTCAAGTAAAAATATCTGTCAAGGCTGCATATGTTCATTTGGTTAAAGATGTACCTTTGCCAAGTGGTGCGGCCTTGTCAGTTCTTGATGGAAAAGTTATTCTACAAGAAGGAAATACGGTCACGATAGAAAGTGACACAGATAAATCTGTTGACGTTATATTGAGTGTTCTGGAGCAAACATGAGCAAACAGAATGAGTTAGTTAATCTTGCAAGAACTGGTGCATCAGGCGGTGGTAATAAAAACCTTATAATCAATGGACAAATGACTATCGCCCAGAGAAGTACCGCAGCACACAATGAGGGTAATGGTTATTTTAGTTTAGATAGGTGGCGTCAACAAAAAGTTAATCAAGACCAATTTACATATAGTGTAGAACAAGTTAGTGACGCTCCTTCTGGATTTAGTAAGTCTTTAAGAGTTACAACTTCAACAGCAGAAACGGCTCTTGCTTCTGATGAATACAGTAGAATTTACCAATCTATAGAAGGTAATAATTTAGAAAGAATTGGTTTTGGTACTTCTGACGCTAAACCTACTACTCTTTCTTTTTGGGTAAAATCTAGCATTACTGGAAACTGGTCAGCTTCATTTTATGTTAATGATGCAAACGTAATTTATAGTCAGGCATACACAATTAACGCTGCTAATACTTGGGAGTATAAGACGATTACTTTTCCAGCCTATACTACTGCTGGCCCTAATATAGATAATACTCAGGGATCAATTATTGTCTTTGGTTTGTTTGCTGGAAGTGGTATAAATACTGCTACAACTAATTGGACTACATACTCTGTAGCTAATTTATTAGGTGGTCAGACTGCAAACCTTGGTGGTACATTAAATGCAACGTGGCAGATTACTGGCGTTCAGTTGGAGGTTGGCGAAAAAGCTACGGATTTCGAACACGAAAATTATGGAACAACTTTAGCCAAGTGCCAGAGGTATTATTGGCAAGCCGTTGGTTCAGGGCCACATTATTATGCTACTCAATATTCTTCTGGTTATAGATTTGTACAAGTAGATTTTGGACAAGAAATGAGAGCAACCCCAACCGTTACAGTTTCATATGCTGCTGGTGCTAGTCTTACAAATTATTTACCGAATAGACAACATTGGAAAGCCTATCTTGCAGCGGCTTATAGCGTTGTCACTAGTTACAGAAGTGACAGTTTAAAATTCGATGCGGAGCTATAAATGAATATTACAAAAGCAAAACATAATAAATTTGAGGGTCAGGATACTGGTTGTGTAACAGCGACAATAGATGACGTAGAACTGCAAGTTCCAAAAGATACAGAAAATAGACACTGGGTAGCCATACAAGAATGGGTTGCAGACGGTAATACAATAGAGGAAGCTGACTGATGGCAGGGTATATAGGCGCAAATACTAGCTCAGTAACCAACAATCAAAATGCGGCTGAACGTAGAAAGAAATTTACGTTTACAGCTAACACAACTGCGCTTACTGGTTTAAGCTTTTTACCTAACAAAATACATATATTTCACAACGGAATACGCCTCGTAAAAGATACGGATTTCACAGAGGCGGCTGATGGACAGAGCGTCACTCTTATAAATGCCGCACAAGCAGGCGATGAAGTAGTAGCCGTTACGTTTGCGCAAAACCCTTCAACTGGTGGTTATTCTGATACAGATGTTGACGCACACTTATTAACGGCAGGCGTTACGCTTGATGCAACGAATGATAGGGTTGGCATGGGGGGCGTAACCTCACCAAGCATACCATTAGAAGTAAAAGGCCGTTCTGCGGATGGAAGATTTTTGCGTGGCTTGGATAATGGTGGAACAGATATGCTTGACTTTGGGCATAATGGTACTGAGGCTTTTATTGACGTCACTCATAGTGGTGGTGCATTTAGCGATTTAGCATTTAAAACTACTGGTGCAGAGCGTATGCGTATCCTTGCTGGTGGGGGTCTTACATTCAACGGAGATACCGCAGCCGACAACGCTTTGGACGATTATGAGCAAGGCACATTTAATTTTGAAATGGTTGGTTACTATGGCTCTCCAACACCTAAAGTACAGATACCTGCTCATTACACTAAAATCGGTAACACAGTTCATTTCTGGGCGCTTAAATCATCTATAAATAGTACTGGTTACTCAGGCAATATGTGGTTTACTGGATTACCTTTTACTGCACCAGCACCATACTCTATAGGCAATATTTCTTTATATTTTATAGGAACCTATACTGGTTACGGGCCACATACATTAATTTCTGGTGGTACTGTTTATGCATTATTGCATCAAAGTAATGCTTCTTCATGGAGCGCAGTCATGCACAACGTAGTTAGTTCGAATGGTGAAGTATATATGGCTGGAACATATAAAGTTTAAATAAGAGGAACTTAAAATGGCACTAACAGAAGAAACAATAGAAGATAAGGTTGAAATTGTTAGTAACAATGATTGGAAAGTAATCCAAGTCAGAGATGCAACGATTGTAAAGCGAGACGGTGTGGAAATAAGCCGTTCATTCCATAGGCACATTGTTATGCCAGATATAAGCGCAGATGATTTAGCGAATGAAAGTGCAGACGTACAAGCTTTTGCTGCACAAATTTTTACTGATGAAGTAAAGGCAGCGTATGCTGCACACCTTCAGTCAATGATTAGAGAATAGGTAAATTTTTTAATGGCAGGCTATATTGGAAGTACAGGCGAAACGCCCAGAGCTACCCAAACGCGAGATAGCTTTACCTGTGTTGGCGGTGAAACTTCATTCGCAACAGGTGGGTACAGCCCCAACTATGTTGACATATTTTTAAATGGCATAAAAATGCAATTGGGTACGGATGTACAAGCCACGAATGGTTCCGATGTAATTTTTGCCAGTGCTTGTTCAGCTTCGGACATTGTAGAGGTCATAGCATACAAAACCTTTGAAGTGGCAGGCGCAGTAGGCGGTGGAATGTTCAAGGGTGAGAACGGCACAACTGGCACAAGTGCAGGGGATATATTTAGAGTTAACGAGCAACAGCTAGACACAGATGTAGAAATTACATCAGCAGAAAACGCTAGTGCGACAGGGCCACTTACTGTAGCTTCTGGAACAACGCTTACAGTTAATGGGAACTTGGTGATTATATGAGTACGTTAGTAGTAGAAAATCTAAAGGGGCCAACGACAGGCGCTAATGCCAATAAGATTATCGTACCGTCTGGGCAAACTATAGACGCTAGTGCTGG